AGTACATGAAGCAGGTTGCCACCGCGGTCAACCTGCCTTATACGGCCCTGGAGCTAGAGTACAGCGACGCGCCGAGCGGCATCAGCCTGATCATCAAGTCCGCCCCTCTGCTCACCAGGGCACGCCAGCGTCGGCCCATCTACCAGCTCGCCGAGCTGTGCCTGGCCCGCAAGATCCTGACCGCGGCCGGCAACCACTACGGCCAGGCGGACCTGGTCGCGCAGGCCAAGCAGCTTCAGCTCCTCCTGGCGTGGGCCGAGCCCCGCATTCCGATTCCGGGCCCGGACCGCGATCAGTCCGACGAGTGGGAGATGCAGGTCGGCATCAAGAGCCGGATCACCGTCTGCATGGAGCGGTACGGGCTGACGCGCGACCAGGCCGTCGAGCACATCAAGCAAGTCAGTGAAGACGAGGCCGAGGTCAAGCCCGAGATGCAACAGGAGGTGCAGCCGCCGGCCAGCAAGATCCAGCCGAGTGAGGAAGAAGATCAGCGGCAGCTCGACCAGCAACAGAGCCAGGCCGACATCACCGAAGGGTCGGAATCGGGCTATGAGGACCGCAGCAATAGCGTGACGGGACCGGCCACAACCACAATGGGCAGCGACTGAACCCTCCCCCAACGCCCGGGCCAGCCGGGGCCGCGGAACGGGGTCGGCTGGCCCGGGTCACGTCCACACAACCGCGCGTCGTGGTAGCCGCGCGGGGCCGGACCGACGGACCCAGGACCCGCCGGTCCGGCTGTGTTCCAACGAGGTGACCGATGCCACTGAAGCAAGGTAGAAGCGAGAAGGCCGTGTCGGCCAACATCAAGACCGAGATCGCGGCGGGCAAGCCGCGGGATCAGGCCGTCGCCATCGCTCTCAGCGTGGCACGCAAGAACGCGGCGAAGAAGGCGCGGGGAAAACGACACTCATGAAAGCTCACCCTGATGTTTTGGCCGCGCTTCACGACGCCCACAACGCCGAGGCGACGGCGGAAGCCAAGTTCCACCTTCAAGAGCATGCGTTCAAGGATGGGGACATGAAGCTTCCGAAATTGGCGAAATGGTTCCACAAGCGGCACCAGGAAGCCTACGACCGGCAGCATGATCTCCGCGGCACGATCATGGAGTACGGCGGCAAGATCGCAACGAAGCTCGGGGACGTCTCGTACTCGGACGACCCGAAGGAGGCTCTCGAGAAAGCCTGCGAAACCCTGGACGGACTCGCGGCCGCGCACCAGGCCGTGCACGACACCACGAAGGACGTGATGAAGGACATGGACGGCGAGGAGAAAGCCTACCACCGCGGCATCCTCGAGGAGCACAGGGATACCGTGCAGGACCTCTACGACACGTATCGGAAGGGTGAGAAGAAGCAACGGCTGCTGAGGGATCTCGGGCCCGCGCTGTTCAAGCTCAAGCATTCGTAATCAGTCCCCAGTCCCTCGTGGGACCAACGACCAAGGACCAATGACCAATGGCCAGTTCCGAAGACGCCGCATTGAAGATTTTGCAGGGCCAAGTCGAAAGCCTGACCGCACAGCTCCAGACCCTGACCTCCGAGCGCGACGAGTACCGCGACGCGCTCTCCGAGGTGGCCGAAGAGCGGGACGGACTGCGGACCGCTCCTGACGCCGCGGCCCGGATCGCCGAGTTGGAAGCCGCGGCCCGGGACCGCACTCACTATGATCGCTTCGCCGAGCTGGCGAAGGGCGCGAAGGCCAAGGACAAGGCGCTCAAACAGCTCTGGCGTGACGCCAAGGACCGCGGGTACAAGCCCGAGTCCGACGACGTCGACGATCAGGCCCTCCAGTCCGCGGTGAAGACTCTCAAGACCGAGGTCGACTACGCATTCGACCCCGAGGAGAACGCCACTACCACGGCCGCGAAGGATGCCGCCAAGGTCACTTCCCGCACGAAGTACGGCCTTGAGCTCCGCGGCGAAGAACCGCCCGCCGGCGGCGGCCGGTCCGATCGCAACAAGGGCGGCGACGGAACCATCATCACGGCGGAGATGCGCGCCGATCCGAAGTTTATGCTTGACCCGAAGAACAAGCAGATCATCGGAGACGCGGCTCGGGAAGGGCGATTCCGATAATGCCGACTCTCTCGCTAACAATCCCGCTAGGGGCCAGTTCCGTCCAGTTCACACTCACCCCGGGAATGATCGGCCAGCGCGAGATCTCGTTCAGCTCGAATCCGCCACTTAATCTGCCCGCACCGCTGTTGCTGACGGTTCTCGGCCAGCAATTGACATACACCGTCAGCCTCGACTACCCAGCTCTGCTAGGTCCGGTGGCCATTACTATCACCGACAGCGACGCAACAGGAACCGATATCCTGGCCGCCACGACATAACAGGCGGTCACATCCACAACTCATTCCAGGACCCTTCCATGTCACGAACAATCGACGCGGCGAAGATGGCCGGCGAAGCCATCAAGCGCGAGCCAGGCCGAGAGCGGCCCCCTATGACCCGTGAAACCACCGAATCCCAACAGCGGGCGGCCCAGAACCCCGGCCCGATCGACATGACCGGCCGCCCTTCGACCAGTGGGCCGGGCAAGAGCGGCCTGTAGCTTGGGGCTTGGGAATCGGGAATTGGGTGGTGGGGATAGAGCGAGTCCATCCCGACAACCCAACTCCCATCTCCCAATTCCCCCTCCACGTTTGATTCCCTTCTCCACCCACATTCTTTCCCAATTCGTCATCCCGGACTTCCCCGGGTCTTTTTAGGAGCCCCCCGTGGCTAACAATTTCTCTGCATTTTTCGAGACCCTGGTGGCCGGGGCCGATGAATACAACAAGGCCAAGGTCGGGCGTACGGCGCTGCTCGATGCCGTCTACAAGGACGTCAAGCCCGAGGCCGCCCGCATCGGCAAGACGGTCGATGTCTACTTTCCCGACGTGGGCCCGCTCCAGGCCATCAACAACGGCCAGCTCGCTGCGACCTCGGTGAACCCGAACTACATCCCCTTGGTCTTCCAGACCAGGGCCGGGGCCGCGCTCCAGTTCCAGGACTTCGAACAGTGGCAGACCGCGGTCGACCTCGCCCAGAAGTTCTTCGACCCGCTCTACAAGCGGGCCAAGGAATATCTCAACGGCCAGATCGCGGCCCTGATCACTCCGGCTAACTTCAACAGCAACGCTCCGATCATCGGCACCGTGCAGGGCGAGGTCCAGGTCACCGACCAGCTCAACGCATGGTCCACGCTGGCTGACCAGAAGGTGCCCCTCGAAGACTCCCAGAAGCTCAAGCTGATGGTGCACAACCGCGTGTACCAGAACATGCTCAACGACTCGAAGTGGGTCCAGGAAAGCATCGTTTCGGCCGCGATCGCCAAGGAAGCACGAGAGAACGCCGCGCTAGCTAACGCGTTCAACTTCGTGCCCGTCTGGGATCAGCAGATGCCGACGGCGTCGGGCTCGATCATCTACGGCCAGGTGAACGTCACCAATGGCAGCGCGGCCGTGACCGGCGTCAACACCTCGTTCACCACGCAGCTCGTCGCGGGCACGTCCTACCTCATCTTCGGCAACGACCCGACCAAGACCCAGTACAAGGTCACAACGGTCACCGACAGTCTGGACATCGTGCTGGCGTCCACCTACGCTGGCTCGACTGCCACGACAAGCGCCCGGCTGATCACGAACCTCGCCACCACAACGGCACTCACCAACGCTGGTGCGATCACCTCGTCTGGCGCTGGCTCGCTCACAGCCTCGATGGTCGGTCAATGGATCTCGATCGCGGGCGACACCAACCCTGGATCGCAGCTCTACCAGATCGCCACTGTCGCCAATGCAACAACCGGAACCGCCGTAGGTACCGCCGCCGGGACAGGCTGGCCGACCAACAACATCTCTGCCGGCGTAACCACCGTCCAGTCCTACACCAACCTGGCCCTGCACGAGTACGCCATCGCCCTGGCCCTGCGGCCGATCGCCACGCCCGACGAGGCCCGCAACGTCGTCGATGTCAGTTACATCGACCTCCAGGGCATCCCGCTGCGGGTGATGGTCAGCTACGTCCACATCTACCAGGCCCTCTTCGTTACGGTCGATTTCGGCTACGCGCTGGGCGTCATCCGACCCGACTTCGGCGTGATCATCAACTGTTGATCGGGGGCGACGGTGAACCCAATCTTCGCCTATCTCTGGATAGGCCCGTACCTCACCGACGCCGTCCAGGGTTACACCTGGCTCAACGTCGGCTCGGTTCTCCAGGCTCTGGCCGGCTCTTCGTGGGGCGTGGCGGGTACTCAGTACACCATCACGGCCGTGACGCCTGACCCACATGGCAACGCGAACGTCCCGGCCTCCTATCCGGGCGATTCCGTGACGCTCTCGGGTGGGATTGGGGTCGTGTTCGCGTCGACCCTGGTGAATTCCTACCTGATCTCGCAACCCGGCGGCTACTACTGAGAGGCACCCATGTCGATCCAACTCTTCGGGCCGGAGTTCCGGTCCGGCACTCCATCCACCTACGCCTGGAACTGGTTCAGTCTCGACGTGGGCGACGTCTTCATCGATCCGCTGAACGGGGCGACCGTGACCATCTCGTCAATCACCACGACCGTGGGCGCGGCGACCTCGATCGCTTACACCCATACCGGCACGTTCACGGCCAGCCCGGCCACGCTGGCGACGTTTCGCGGCTGGCTCACTAACACAACGCTCGTGCGCAGCAGTTACCGCGGCGGAGTCGCCGCTAGCCCGCAGTGGCCGATCAGCGAATGGGACAAGGCGGGAATCTCCAGCGGCGAAACCAATCCGACTATCTGAGGGGCCAATAAATGCCAGTGCCAGGTTCACCAGGAGCGCTTCCAAGTGCTGCAAGAGGAAGCATAGTGTGCATGATCGATAGCAGCACATATCTATTGCCACCGTCATACGACAATTCGGTGTTGACGTGCAACTCTAATGCGGCGGATGGATCCGGATTGTCGTGGAGAAGCACATTAAATACCTCTTACATCTACTCCGGTACAATCGAGGCGATAAGCCTTTCAGCAGACGCTTATCTGACGAGTGCAGGCCAACTGTCTGTCACTGGAACCTATCTAGACCAGGTTCAGATGGTTGTATCCGGCAATGCCGCGCAAACGCATCACCTGACCGCATGGGAGTCGAGTGCGGGGGCCGTACTGGCATTCGTCGGTAGCGCCGGGGATGGCCATTTCGCCAGCGTCACCACGGCGGGCGCCGTGAGCGCAGCCAGCGCCGTCCTGACCGGCGGGATCGCGGTACACGGAATCGCGAGCCCGCCTGTGCAGGCCGCATTCCCCGGCACGGCGGACGGCGTGGCCGCCGATGACGCCACCGTCATCAACGCCATCGTGGCAACCCTTATCGCTTACGGCTTCGTCGCACCCTTCGTCGCCACGACCACGCTCTCAGGCGGCGACTTGGTGGGCGCTGCAACCGTTCAGTGCGCCGATCCGTTCGTTGTCACTCTCAGCGCGCCCGCGCCGGCTGGCGGAGTCGTGATTACTCCATCGGGAACGCTCTCCGGCGATACCTTTCAGGCCGCGCTCTTAGGCACCAACGTCACGTCCGTGACGATCGCAGCGGGAGGCACCACGGTGCAGTTCTACCTCACGCCCGGTGCCGACGGCACTGATCACGTCTCGTTCACCACCTCCCCGATCACAACCTACGCGGGCACG